GCCACAGCCAGGGGGCCTACAAGTGGGCCCTGGACGCGGATTTGCCGGCCAGCACCGAGATTCAGAGAAAACATCGGAAGTCGAAGGGTTTGAACCATTATGTGCTTGCCGGTGCTTAGGCAGACAGCTGCTAATCGAGCGAAAATTACTGGTGCGAGTGTTTAAATTGCGTTGTAACACTGGTATCCTCTGAGCACGAGCAGCGCTTTTAGGCTGCCACCCAGTTTCCGGGGATCAAACGGTTCGAATCCGGCCATGACGGCCTCCCAGTTGGCGATTTTGTTCATTTTTGCGGTCGTATTGACTGTCTTCAGCTCCAAACCAGAACAACTTATCGCGATCATGCAACACACAACTGAGGATAACCTGATGATCAAACAGCTCCTGATGTATGGCTTCACCTGCGTTGCTACACCAATCATCTCCATCTGGTGCGGCATGATGGCAAACGGCACGATCCCCACTCGACAAGAGGTTTGACCTCGACCAAGGCCCCGCACTGCGGGGCTTTGTTGTTTTTACGCCCTGGCAAATGCCGGGGCTTTTTTATGGAGCAGTGCTTATGGCCGAGCCAAGTACCGGCGCCCTCGCAGTGACCGGCGTACTTGCCAGCGTCGGCCTGGGTGCTGCATTCCCCCAGCTGGATCTCGCCGCGCTGGTCGGCGCATTTGGTGGGGCTTTCTTCTACGTGGTGTTCGCCAAGGACATCAGCACCTGGCGCCGTGTCGGCTATCTACTGGCTGGCTGGATCGGTGGCTACTTCGGTGCAGCTGAGCTTATGGGACGGGCCTGGACCCAGACCGCTGGCTTCAGCGCCTTCGTCTGCGGTGTTCTCTGCGTGGTCACGTTCTCCGGCTTGCTGGAGTGGATGCAGACCGGCCGCATGCCGACCTGGCTGCAATGGGTCTTCCGCCTGCGAGCCAGGAAGGAGGGTTGAATGGTTGCCGTTATCCAAGCCGCATTGTGCGCCGTCATCTTCGTGATGATTGGGCTGCGCTACCGGCCATACCCCGAGGCTCGCTACAAGCTGAGTGTGTCGCTCTTGGCCTGGGCTGCCTGCGCCGTTACCGGCATGCAGAGCGTCAGCCTCATCGGCCGCATGGTGCTGCACAATGACTTGGCTGATGCATCTTGGTTCAACACTGCGTTCTACCTGCTGGCAGCCATCCTGGTTTGCCGGGCCAAGGGCAACGTGGCCAAGATCGTTCGGGTTGACTGATGGCAAGGCTCAAGACGCTCGGCTCCCGCATCAAGGAGAGCGCAGGCTCAAGGGTCAAGGTGATGGCGCCTTGCAGCTGGCGTAGCGGAATGACCAGCTCCCAGCGTGGTTACGACTACAGGTGGCAGAAGGCCCGCGAGCACTACCTCAACGACAATCCGCTCTGCGTCTTCTGCGAGCGGAATGGCCGCACTGCCGCTGCAAAGGTAGTCGACCACATCATTGCTCACCGTGGGGACATGACTCTCTTCTGGGATCAGGCCAACTGGCAGAGCCTCTGCAAGCCTTGCCACGACTCGGTCAAGCAGGCCGAGGAGGCAGCTGGCCTGGGGGCTGAGTCAGCCGGGGATCGTCGGAATCCATCCGAGCGGCATCGAGCACGTCGATGACGTGCTTCTAAAGGGGTAGGGGGTCAAACGCTAGGGATTCTCATCTAGCTAGACCGCCTCCGACCCCACGTATACATTTTTCTCCCCCCTGAAGGTTTTTGTTAATGGTGTTAACAGACAAACAGCGACAGTTTGTTGACGCTAAGGCCCGAGGTGCGTCCAACAAGGAAGCGGCCGAGGCCGCGGGCAGCAAGCCTTCGACTGCTGCTGCGGCCGGTTCCCGTTGGGCCAATGACCCGAAGATCGCATCGGCAATCTTGGCTCGCAGAGCAGAGCTCAGTGTTAATCCTGAGCCGAAAAAGCGGCGCGGCAAAGCGAAGGCTGATGATGGCATTGAAGCACCCGTCGAGATCAACGAGGCCGACGGGGAGTTCCTCAGTTGCCTGCCTTCTACTGATGATCCGCTGGTGTGGCTGCTCGCGCTAATGAACGAGCCTCGGGCGAAGGTCTTCGATCGCCGCAATGCCGCGCAAACCGCCGTGCCGTACATTCACGGCAAGAAAGCAGAAGCTGGCAAGAAAGAGCAGAAGGCGGAGGCCGCCAAAGAGGCGGGCAAGGGCAAGTATTCCCAGAGCAAGCCGCCCCTCACTGTCGTCAAGGGGTGACACATGCTTTGGACTACGGCCTGCCCAGACTGGTGGCGAAGCCTGGCCGCGGGCGAATCAATCATTCCAGAGCCGCTGTTTCCTCAGGAGGCTGAGGAGAGCCTCGAAGTCTTCAAGGGCCTTCGCATTGTCGATGCGCCGGGCAGCCCAACTATCGAAAGCGCGTGCGCCCCCTGGGTGCTGGCTTTCGCTGGGGCTGTATTCGGAAGCTACAACAGCGAGACCGGTGAGCGCCTGATTCGGGAGTTCATGCTATGCATCCCCAAAAAGAACAGTAAGTCGACCATTGCCGCCGCCATCATGCTGACGGCCCTGGTGCGCAACTGGCGGATGTCAGCCGAGTTCATCATCCTCGCGCCGACCAAGGAAATTGCCGACAACGCTTTTGTGCCGGCCAAGGACATGGTCAACAACGATGAGGAACTGAAAGACCTGCTACACGTGCAGCCTCACCTTCGCTTGATCACGCACCGGGAGACTGGAGCCACGCTGAAGGTCGTTGCCGCTGACAGCGATGTGGTGGGCGGCAAGAAGGCTGTCGGCGTACTAATCGACGAGGCCTGGCTGTTCGGTAAGAACCCCAAGGCTGCGGACATGATCCGCGAGGCCACCGGTGGTTTGCTTTCCAGGCCCGAAGGTTTCGTCATCTGGCTGACCACGCAGTCGAACGAGCCGCCTGCTGGCGTATTCCGGTCAAAACTGAACTACGCCCGCGGCGTGCGTGATGGCCGCATCAACGACAACCGCTTCC